ATCGGTGATCCAGGTTCTCCTGCTGATACACCAGAAACAGTAGGTCCATAAGGTGATATAGATGCATAATGAACACTCGCTTCTGTTGCTCCTGATGCTACAAGTAAACAGTTAATTTTATCTGCTACTGCTGTATTACCAGTTCCATCTTGTCTAGCACCGATTGTATATCCTTGAACTCTTGTTGTTGGTGGTGATTGTTCAACAGTATAACCATACAAGTATAGTCTAGTACCTGGCGTTCCACCTTGTCCCGCTAGTGAAGAGTTAATTGCTTTTGTTCTTGGAATATCAATGTTAACCCAGTTAACAGATGTCTCTTCTCCAAATATAACGTTTTGGTTTGCTAAGTCTGCTGTATTAACAGTATCAAGTGTGATAACTCTAGTATTAGTATTAACAGCACCAACTAATGCACCTTCTCCAATTCCCGTTCCAGAAACGAGCATACCTTCAATAATACCATTAACACTACCATCATTAGCTAGTGTAATAGTATTAGAACCATTACTACCAGTTGCAGTTGTAGAAATAACATTAAGTGCTTTAGGTGGTATAACATGTGTTAATGCACCTGACTTATCTTTAGAGAATGATTTCTTCTTAAATCCTGCTGCTCTTAATGCTGTATTACCAAAGTTACTGTTACTGTTAGTAATTGACATGTCAGCACCACGCTCACATGTAAAGTGTGCAAAGTATCCCACAGCGAACACAGAAACCGCCTGTATAAATGCGTCATCTGATGCAACAATATGTCTATGTCCCCATCCTTTTCTGTACTCAGCATATCCATCTAAGTGTGCACCATCACCTGCTGTTGCTACATCATAATTACCAGTTGAACTATTATATCTTACAAATGCTCTATCATCTTTTTGTAGTGACAGTCCAGTAAACTGTGCCACAACCATTGATTTGAAACCAGTTGCTTTAGCACCGTTTGCATGCATACCGTTCATACCCCACACTGATCTTAGTGATAGGTTAAATGCGTATGGAGATGCAGAGTCAACTGTATCAATCTCAGTCTTAACTCCAATGTTTGTACCTACTGCGTTACCAGTTGGTTCACTTGACATCTGATACGTAAATACGTTTCCAGATGCAGATGTAACAGTAAATGATCCATTATATAAACTTGCGTCAACTTCTGACTGAGGACCTGTTGAACCAGTTACACCACTAACGTTAATGTTTACACCAACAGAGAATCCGTGATTTCTTGGGTTATCAAACTCGTCAACAGTAACAGCAGTTGCAGTGTTACCATTTCTTGTAATCTGTAATACCCTATATTCATCAGAAATAGGACCAACGATTCTGTTTTCCTCAACCCTTGCCTGTATTTGGTCTGCACTTGGGTCACCTGATGTATCGGGAATTGTTGCGAATGCTTTTGATACTTTTTGATAGTATATGTCTAAGTCTGTTCTTTCTAAGATGTTAGGAACAGCTGAATAGTCAGCATTAGGAACAGTTCCATTAGATATAAGACTTGATAAAGTATTAAGACCATCAGCAAACTCAAAACATGTAAGTCTGTGATGTGAAAACTTAGGTGCTAGTGTTTCAGTGGAATCAGGTTTGAAGTATACACCCTCTTCAGCACCGTCGAAGAAAGAGAATTGCCAGAAATAAGTACCACCAGTAACTTTGAAGATTGCAGTTCTTGGGGGGATTTGATCTTCGGTGTTAATACCTTTTGCAGCGTAGATAGTAGGGTATGGAACATATTTTGGAATAATTTTTGTACGACGAAGGTCAGTTCCAACAACAGAACAACCTCTGGGAACTATAATACCACCTTCAGTGGAATTAAATTTATAAAGAACGTTATTAGGTGAAGTTAAATCTAGGTTTGAGTTCTCATCAATAGGTGCAACGTTAGTATATAATACTTCGCCTGGTCTATTATCAATCACATACTCAGCAGGATATAGCATGATACTAAAAGCATCAAACTCGTCATTACTGAGACCAACTCTATATGAAAATCTTGCTACCTCTAAAAATGCCCTTTGTAGTGATTTGAAAGGACGCAACGCTGAATTACCCCTATTATCAATAGCATCAGATGCGTCAAAATCGTCAGGGTTTACGTAGATTATACGTCCAGTTCTGGACGTAATAATATTCTTTAATCTCGTTAGGGACATTTAACTATTCGCCTTTTAGTTATTTATTATGGTGCACCGCCACCGCCACCTTCAGAGTCAGCAGTGTAAGTTTGAGTTGGGAAACTGGTTGTTGAATCCTCGAATCCTATCAAATTAAATACATTATTAGCAGTCACTGATTTAACAACAACTGTCTCACCAGGTCCTATGACTAATGAAGTGATCCTATCTACTTCATTATTACCATTAGTAGCACCTTGAGTAATATAATGTGATGCTTCAACTGCATTTGATGCAACATCAATAGAGTTGACACCCATGATTGAACGAGCACCACCTGGAAGAGCTGGTACATCATAGAATGTATCAGAAGTTGTAATATCAGGTGATCCTACACCCTTTATAAACTTAAGAACTGATCCAGTGTAATCACGAACATAACCATAAGCACCAGGTGTTGTGCCAGCTATAGTATAAGTAGATCCACCAACAGTGAATGTATCAGAACTTGTCCATGTTCCATGAACATCATATGCCCAAAAACCGTTATAGGTGAAGTTTGTGCTAGTTTGTAAAACTCTGTCTGAACCACCGTAGTTGGAGTTAGCTGCGTTTCCTGTGCCACCATCATAATAATAGTATGCTGCAGTTGCGTTTTGGTTGGCACTAAAGTCATATTGAACATATCCATTAGCACCATCACCTGCACTACCACTAGTAGTTTTACCAGTGGTATATTCAGTTCCATCATCTAAGTTTCCTGCAGTTCCATCAGGTCCCCATTCTCCGTTTGCCTCAACTGATAATTTAAAATCTCTACCACTCATAGTAGAGTCACCAACATCAAATCTATAAGTTCTATCAGTAAATACCTCTATTGCTTCATTGACATACATCTTATAATTTCCACCTGCAGTTGTAGTAGAAAACACAAATTCATTATTAGCAGTTCCTACACCACCAGTTGAGACTGTACCTGCACCGTTAGTTCCTACTGATACTGAATCACCGTCTGCAAATTCAGTTCCTGTTCCATTTATAGTTGATGGACCTATTTGAAGAATCATCAAGTTGTTTCCAACATCATCAAATACGTCATAAACAGTAGCAGTTGTAGCATTAGGTGCTGTTCCTTTAGTAATAGTATCACCAACAGCAAATCCACCTGCTGTAGATTCAAGTGTTACCTGTCTAATTGCAAATACCTTTACAAATATTGTAGTTAAAGCAGGAACTAGATATGATTCAAACTTTAAATGCTTTTCTTTATCTGCTGAAATAAACTGAGTCCCTGCTGCAATATTAGCAGTTACCGATAATGGTGATGCTACGTTTAAATCGACTTGATAATGAGTAAGTATGTCACCTTTATGTAACTTATATGTCGATGCATCTAAAGTTACTTTTTGACAATAGTCTTTAATGGCAACATCATATGCTGAACCAGTACCATCATTTGCTATTGTTAATTGAGTGCTTGCAGAACTGTCAACAGGACCTTCATAAAGAATTGTATCCGTGTTAGCTGTCGGTTTAAGTTGTGCAAGTAGTCCTTGAGTTGCCATTGTTAATTAGAATCCTGCGTAGAAGTATTGTTGTAATCTTGTTCGACCAGTTAAATGTGATGCTGCTAAACCTGCACCAAATGCAACGTCGTCTAAGGTAACGTTCTCAGTTGAAAGAAGTGTAGCATCAGCATCAGGGAATTTAATTGTTCTTGCAGCAGTGATGTTATCAGTTCTGAAAGTAACAGTTCCTGTAGCGGTTGCTTCGTCTTTTAAGACTGGACGATAATAGGTCTTATTTTGTATGACCTGTGTAGCAAATTCAGTAACAATAGTACTGAATAATGGGTTACCCGCACCAGTATTTAGTAGTGATGTAGATGGGAACTTCATCTGAGCATTAGTCAGAGTGTTTAAGTTATCAAGAAAGAATGTAACCCTTCTAGTATTATCAGTTGAATCTGCAATAATTATATCTTCATGAATCTTGTTCTTAAGAGTCTGAGATGCTTCAGTTCCAACTAATTCTAAACTTTGGTCTGGTAATGTAATTGTCCTATCTGCTGTTAACGCACCTGCGTTAAACTGAGCTGTTGATGCACTAGTCTCAGCTGAGTTTGAGATTTTAGGACTTACTAGTGTTTTTGACAGAATAATTTGCTCTGTTTTTGTATCTAATAGTGTAGATGATGTAGCAGTAGGTTCTGCGGTAGTTGTTACAGATCCTGCATCTGGTAGAAAATAAGATCTACGAGTTCCTGATGTAGTCGGCCAGTTAATCTGGAATATTGCTTCCTCTGCACCATCAATGATAACAAAGTTATCTTCATCAATAAGAAGAGTTTTGTTAGTCAGTGTTTGTGTAGTGTCTGCACCTACAAGAGTAGTTCCATTACCTGCTGTTATCTCTGGTAATGTCATAATTCTAGTATTACTACCAGTTCCTACATTACCTGCTTCAAATCTAATTTTGGGACCTTGAGCATCTTCTAACAAAAACTGTTCATCAGACATCAAAAACTGACCCGTTACTTTTACAGATCCCGTTCCTTTCGGTGCGAAAACTATATCAGTATTGTTTGCAGTATCATCAATAGCAGTAACATATAATGATGTACTACTATTACCGTTATCAAGACGTGTCATATACAAACCACCATCACCAAAGGCAATACCTATTTGGTTATATGCTGATTGATATAGTCCACTATCTCTGTCTAAGTCAAAAGCTAGACCAGGTGCATCTTTGCTACCTTGTGCTAGACCTCTGAATAATTGATTAACTTTTGCTTTTCTATTAGGAATCAACGGATCAGAAACAACAATAGGAAGAATTGCTTCTCCAGATATATTGCTATCTGAAATCGTTTCCAACTGAGAAATCTTCTTGGTTCCCACGAATAATTACACTATTGGCTACGGTTTTATTTATAAGGGGTACGATCCCTTTCTTTGTTAACTATACTAAACATTTCACCTAACTGATTGTTAGGGTGATATATGTGTTCAATATACTCTTTAGATATGTGATTTAACGTTATATTAAACGCTAAACTATACCTATTACTGGTAGAAGGACACTCTGGATCTACCCAATGTTCTATCCAACTAGGAAAATATACTAAAAGTCCTTTTTTAGGTGATATTTTTATCCTTCCAGAATTATATAAAGTTGCGTGTTCATGATATTGATATGGAACTGCATATTCCATCACATTTGTAATTGGATTTTTTAATACTAAGTCTGGTGACTCTTCATCTGCCTCTGGATAAAATACAGCACTAATCCAATGTGTGCCATGAAGATGAGGTTTTAAAGGTTCAGAAGCATTATTTCTGTTTGCCCAACATGTAGTAACTCTTGGTCTTGACTGCAATCCTAAACCATATATCTTCATAAACTCAGGAATAGAGTTATGAACTTCATCTATAACATCATGTATAGCAGGTTCATTTAAGTTAAGTGGTAAACCTGGTTCTACAGTCTTGATATACTCTACAATTTTATCACAATCAACATCTAATATATCAGACGCAATAAAATTAGAGAACAAAGGTTCTATAAAGAATTTTTCAGTCATGAGTACTTGATAGCAATAGTAAAGCGATGTTTATCTCTAAATGTAGTTGCTCTATGAAGTAAATCAGCATCAAATCCAAGCATTCTATTAGGTTTAGGAAGAATACCCTTAATTTCACCATCAATAAGAAACTGTGTTTCTCCTAAATCATTTTCATTCCACTCTAAGTTAGGATAATATAAAAATGTGTATCCAGTTTGACCATCTGAGTGCCAAAATGGTTGCTCATTAGGTGCAAACAAATTAATGTACATCCTATAAGGTAAATCGCAAATATTAAATTCTCTTTCTATAGACTCTTCAAATAAATCATATGGACTTTTATGTCCGTTAGGTAGAATATCCGAAACCATACCTACTGGTGGTAAACCATAGGAATCACATTCACCATAACGATAACTTGCTCTCAAGCAAAAGTTATATAATCGTTGATGTATACTCTCTTCAAAAAAATCATCAATAACGTCAATCATTGTCATGTATCCCAAATTGGGTTAAATCGTATTTAACTTTAGCAATACCCTCATGCTTGACACGTTTGGGTTTACCTATCTTATCTAGGATCTCAGCAGGAACTTTCTTCTTTGTAATGTCATAGGGTATAGGTGCATTTGCAACACACACTCTAATACATTCCCACTGTTCCTCAGTAAAATCAACAATCATTGTTGTTCTAAAACCATACTTTTACGAAATTCTTCAACAACTGATAGAACCTCTGGGTCTACTGGAGGACCTGATTGTTTTACAGGAGAAAGAATTGCTACAGAACCATCTTTCCGTTTGATCTTCCAAACAGTTCTATTCCTCTCACACATTGTCAAAAGGAAGGGTAGTTGTTCTACCGCTTCCTCTTCAGTTATCTCTTGAAAATCAGTCATTAGAAAACAGTCAACATTTCTTTATCAAGTGATTCAATCATCGCAGTTGTAGTGTCTGCGAAACCTTCGGCACCTTCGGCATCGAATTTCCAAGTAACTGTGTCCTCATAACCATCTTCAGAGATGATCTTGATTTGTCTCTTTGCAATGTTTACGAAAACATGTGCTAGATAAATTTCGTTGAGATCTTCAAACATTGTTACTCCTTTGATATATCTATACTAGCACAAGAACTACTCTAGGGTCAAGTTGCCTGTGACAGTATTTTGATTGGTTGAGTTTGGCGTAACGATGCTGAATCTACCGTTGGTAATGGTATTGTTATACAAGCTAGCGGTAGAAGAAAGGTTCACTTTCCAGTTTTCTAGTACTACTGGGTTGATTATGGTCTCATATCCACCATTGATAACTGTCCTAATACCTGTGACTTTTTTAGGTGTCTCACTTTGTTCTATATTAATTAACTGAAGTATATGTGGTGTCACCATTTCTATAGAGTTTTCTGCTGACATGGTAATCTCCATACCACTCATAGTCTGCTGATAAGAAGAGTTCTCAAATATACTACCAGTAATCTTAGTAGACATTGATCCTAACTTACATTCTGTTCCTTGTAGTTCAAATTTAGATCCCACAACATTCATATCAACGTCAGATCCAAATCTAAGAGCATGTTTATGTGTTCCTCCCTCTGCACCTAAGTAAAATCCTCCTCCTACTTCAATATGACAATTACCAGTTATTTTTAGTAGATAATCACCTTCAATATTACGAACATAATCTTTATTTACGATTTTACAGTCATCGCCATGAACTTCTTGAGTTAGTACTCCTGCATATGATATATGATCTGCCACTAAAGAACCAGTATCACCTTCTTGATTAGTAGATTCATTAACATATTCAGAAACTTTTGCCTCTATAACTTCATCTGATAGAGATTCATAATCAACTGCCTTTCTTAATTCATCTCTTATTTTCTTTTCATAAAGATGAGCATTATTAAAGGTTATAGAAGTATGAGTTGTGCCATTTGCTTTCTTGCTAATGTCCGCTTTACGACCTGGCGTTCCTAGATGCAAATCATAACCACCACTAATATAATTTTTAGCAGATGTCATGTTTGGATCAGCTTCCTTAAACATAGATCCAAATAAGTCATCTCCTCTTATCGTATTAATACTATCTAAGTCTTTTCCTGTTAAACGAGTGCAACCAAATAGAGGGAACCAACCAATTAGGTCTTTTCCACTAGTAACTCTATTACAATCACTAGAACGGAACTTTAGTAAGATTTTCATTAAACCAGTTAGGTTTGTACTAGTTTGACTGAATAAATCTGATCTTAACTCAAATATACCACTTCCTTTCTCCCACTCAGTTATAATATTGTATCCATTAGTAGTTTTTACCTTATCTTTTACAGTAGTTACTACATCACTCAAATTTTTAACAATTTTAGTAGATTCATCAACTATACTCTTAATAACAGCGTCAACTGTATGTTTTACTAATTCTTCTTTTGTCTGCATGTTACCTAAACATACAGAAATGTAATTTGTGACTACATCTAATGGTTCTTTCTTGTAAGTGTCAATATTAGCGTCTATTAGACATAATGATTTTAATATAGTCTCTGCTGCTTCGTGTATTGAGTTATATGATGCAAATGGTATTCCAGTAGCATCTGACTGTAACGCTTCTACCTGCAAACTAGTTGCTAACGTAGATGTTGCTTGTCTCATAGCAGAAATGACTTGAGAGTATATAACTGTCAAGAAATTATCTATTTTTACTGTTAAATCTTCTGTTTTTACATATTTACCGACAACTATGTCCAAATACTTGCCATCTGTGATTTTTACCAAACTAGAGGTAGTATGTGCTAAATCCTCTACTAGATAAGACATTTTATACTCTAAACTCTTCCAAGCACCTCCTACACCGTTAGCAGTAGGAAATGGCATTGTAGGGTCTAATGGTTTTATTGGATTATATGAACTACCGTGAATATCAATACCTATGTTTTTTGGTGATCCATCACCACCTGATTCTGTAGTAGTTTGACCAGGATATGCAACACTATTATGTGTACTCTGTCTTAATGGTTGTATTGGTTTATTAGTGTTTTTCTCTGCAGGATGAACAGCAGATGAATTAGGTGCTGTTCCAAACTCAGGAATTTGGTCTGTAAAGGCAAGTGACTGTGTTTTACGTGTATCTTCAGATTTCTTGACTCTCATAACACCAATAACTATTGGCATTTGAGCAGTTTCACCATCCATGAAGAAACCCATGACAATAGCACCAGTTTGCAACTGTCCTGTAGATTCTCCTTGTCCATCATTACCTGCCTGAGAGGTATGTTGTAATACCGTTGCCCAAGGTAAAGCACTAGTTGGAAGGTCTGCAATAGTTGCTCCTTGTAGATTGGTGTAATAACCAAGAACACGAACTTTTACACGACCCAATTCCATCGGATCTTCGTTATCCTCAACTTCACCAACCCACCAAAAGAAACCGTCTTTTCCGACAAACCCTGATGTATTCTCGTTCTGTATACCGTCAACTAGCTTCATTTTTAAGCAGTTTTTTAGTTATTTATTCCTGTAACGCTCCTCCCTTCCTCCAAGGTTTAGTCTGATACATCACATCAGACTTTACCACCAATTCTGTATAATACTCCATTTTATCAGGATGTACAGATGCGGGGTTTTCGCTAATTGCTTGTTTTAGGGCAATCATCTCAATCCACTCCTCATCGGATAATTCCGAATTAGCCACAGTCTGATTCTGATAAGAATAGGTTTTTTCGATAATGATTCTTTTAGCGTCAGACATGTGATCGGAGTAAAACTTTAAGGGTTGCTCATGCATTCCTGTGTCTCCACTCATGTCATTAATTTGATTTACTTTTCTATTTTATCTTGAAATACACACAAACGCGAGTCTCTTAAGGTTTTCTTCAGTTTTTTGTAATATAAAAAACCTTACACGCGAAAAAATTTGGCGAATTTTTTTTCGACTTATATGGGAATCAAAGGTCGAATTATATACGGACGAACTTATACATTTCTTCGCTACCCCATACCATCTTGCCCTGTTGATTCAATCCCTTGTCTCTTGACAATAACTTTTCTCCGTAGAGATATATTTCTGACACAACCCTGTACCCCTTCTCTCCTCGACATTTATCGCTGTCTAATTTTCCACTCCAATGTTCAGATTCAAATCTAAAATGCATATCACATTCTTCATGTCGAGAACCATCTAGTCTATAATTCTGCATGATGACATAATTATCTGATATTATTTCTATCTTGTGTTTCTTATTACGATATGGTTTGTGAGGACCATCTACTCTGTAAAAATTCAAAGAGGTATACCAATCTCCTTCCTTTGCCCAGATCACCTCTGTCTGGGCAACTTTATGGGGATTAGATTGTGCTTGTGACCTATTAGTCCAATGTCCTAACAGATATTCATCAAAAATCATTACAAACTAAAGAACTAGTCGTCGTAAACACGACACTCAAATGCGTCTGGATGATTGTCACAGTAAATTTCTAGATGCTTGTCTTCATGTCTAGTGTGCCAATCATTAATCCTTCCTTCATTAGGATCTATCACATCATCTTTATGATAGTTTGCATAGTCTGCATGAACACTTTCTAGTTCAGACTTCGTATACTCTAACATACCATGATTAATATGCTCCTTACCATCTTTAGGATCAAGGTAGACTTCATGGTCAAGGTCGTGAGTTCTCTTCGCTTGAGGATTTTCTCCGATACCTTTAAATTCGGTTTCAATCATAGCTAACTCCGTTACTATACTATTATTTATCTTAACACAGAGTCCTTAAGTAAGTCTAGCTCGGTATAGAGAACTGTACCTGTTGTGTTATGAGTCACTGACGATATCAAATATCTACCACTATATTTCCTGTCTAATGGTGTTTGTCTACCAGATTTAAAGTTAGCAGGTATGATGACATCTATTCCACCACCTGCATACAAGTCTAGGTTACCAGGTATTGTAATCTTTAACTGTATATTTTTTAATGACTCCAGTCTCATGAACTGATATGCCTGTAAGTCTATCAACTCTTGATAGTTTGCTTGAGGATTGTTTATAAACTTAGGATCGAATGTTTGATTTGGTAAAAATGAATACCTAATTCTTCTCGGTTTAGACACCATCTTATGCACTGATGGATCTAGTTGAGTCAATGGGTTTACAGTTTTCTTACCATCTAAGTGTGACATCTTATCCCATGTCTCATCTAATTCATAGTGAGGATCATCAGTAGTCAACTCTGTACTAGAACCCATCTTAGATGATCCTAGAGTTACAGGATCAAATCCAACTGAGAAACCAGAGAAACTACCATCCCTCATCAGTTCTAAGAGATGTTTCTCTCTTGGGAATGTAATACCAGAGATAGTAAAGGCATCAGCACCAGTGTTATCAACTTTCTTAGGACTGTAGTGATACTTGTAGCATCTTGGTTTACCTGTAATTCTATTAGTCTGCTTATCAAATGTCTGATCATTAATATCATCAATCAAACCATCAACAGATCTAAAATGATAACCTAAAGCATTCTCATAGAATAAAAATCCATTTTGTAATACTCCACCCTTTCTAGACTTTCGTACACTCCTCTGTGCCAACCAATAGATTGTATCCATAGGTCTCCAGTTAGGTGCAGTAAACTTTTGATTATTAATAGTATCCTCAGTAAATACCTTCTTTGAACTGTTGAGATATCTTCTTTCCTTTAATAGTTTCTCTACTATAGAACTTGCTTCTGGATTTTGGAATATTACTTCTGATTGACCAAAGACACTAACAGACTCGTTAGTTATAAACTCTGTAGAACATGCCTCCACTAGGAATGCATCATTAGAATTGTTAGTCCTAGAACGTGAGTGAACACAGTATATTCTAAAGTTATATGTCCTGTCAATAATAGAGGATGTGATTTGTAGTTTCAATTCCTCATGTCCTGTCATCATGTTGATGATACCTGCAGCATCCTCAAAGACAAACTGTGCTTCTATAGTAGACCTATCAATTCTCTCACGAATTTCAAATCCTCTACAGAAATTGTACAAGTTAAAAGCACCCTCTGTATTTGATAGACGTTCTCCATCTCTATACAGACTTAAACGATATTCAATTTCTCCTACATTACTTCTACTAATTGGCATGATTAGGCAAACTTAGCGACACTGAAATTACTTTGTAAGTTGGCAGCATTTAATGATGCCTTAGCACCCATTAGACCTCGCATTCCTCCACCACCTGACTTCAACCTTTCAACTGCGGATGCTGCAGCTGCAACGTTTGCTCTTACTGATGCGTTATGTGCTTCAACAGCAGCCATAGTTTCAGCAACAAGTCTCCTTGTTCTCTCTGTGATCTGCTCTCTTGCATATGATCTATCACTATATACCTTCTTAAGAGCATACGCTTCTTGTCTTTCTTGAGATTGATTATTACCCTGTTTCTGTTGTCCACCAGAGGGTGTGCCTAATATACTACCTGATGATGCATTACCTGATGATGCACCAGTCTGACCACCACCATAGTTAGTGCTAGATTGGAACGCACTACCTCTTTTATTCTTTTGGTATGCTTTAGTAGAAGTTTCCTTTGTGCTAGGGAACATTGGGTTCTCCCCATTTGCTACACCTAAATCAGTGTTCTTCATGTAATCATTGAAGAACTTATTACCCTCAGTACTAAAGACTGTATCTCCAAATTTTATTTGTGATGAGTCGTCACCCTTATTGTATATTCCAGTGTTCTTAAACGTTGTAGAGTTCAACAGTGCCATTGTCTGAGGTTCAGAGAATCCCTGTCCTCCTAACATAGAAGTCATCCAATTAGTATCACTTGCTTTAAAGATCGCTGCTGATGCTTTATTAGATAGAGAAGGTGATAGTTGAGCGTCTGGGTTGAATGAACCTTGAATCTTACTAAGGATATCACCCATAGTTTGTGCACCACCGAAGTTAGCACCTGCTCCTTGATCAATTACACCTGCTTGATTCATTATGGATCTAGCCATAATTGCCATCTGTTTTGGATCACCACCAGATGCCTGAGCTATGACAGTCTTCATTTGCTCTAGGTCACTTCCACTCAAACCAATGTTGCCTGACCCTGCAACCTGATTGTCACCGAAACCAAACTGGATCTTATTTCTTACACCATGAGAACCTGGTGCCTTCTTATCACGACCAAAGATCCATTTACCCCACTTGTTACCAATGATAGAAGTTAATTTTAATCCTCTTCTATTACCGTACGCTTGATCAGCAACCATCTGTAACTTAGCTGTCTTATCACCTTTACCGTGCCAACTGACATCAAACGCTAGGTTCTTAGAATATAAACCACCTCTACCTCTTCTTTGTTTACCAGATGGATCGTATCCTGATCTATTAGGAGGTCCTTTTCTCCATCTATTATTCTTAAAGTTTTTATGATTATAAACTGTGTATCCTTGGTTCAAGAATCCACGACCTGCCTCTATTACTGCCTGTTGTCCACCACCTACAAGTTTTTGATCTGCACCTTGACCACCAGCTCCTCCTCCACCTACAGATGCACCGAGAACATTACCTAATGCTTGGTTCATTCCTCCACCATCTGCACCCATCATGGTTCCCATGATATTACCAAGAGGACCACCCATATTGTTTGCCATCTTGCCAAGGAAATCTCTACCAAGATGTCCAAGTCTTTGACCGAAGGTCATTCCCTCAGTGCCTGGTCCGAACATTGTCATGCCAAGACCACCGAGAGTACTCATCCAGTTAGCTGCTTTGCTACCTGGTTTCATGAACTGACTTGCTATATTAATACCACCTTTGAGGATGTCCCCGAAGGTTGCCTTGCCACCTTCACCACTACCTCCACCACCAAAGACAGTCTGTAATGTACCTGCAATATTACCTGCTTTACCACCAAATACATTACCTATTACGTTTGTAAGGAGTGGGGACTTTAAGACAGATCCCATTGTTGCACGACCATTCTTGTAGTCTATGCCCATTGATGCTCCCTTTAGCATCGCACCATAGGATGATCCGTTTGCTACAGGTCCTATGCCACTAGTCCCTCCAAGACTAGTGTTCTTAAACATATTACCGATACCAGATTTGATACCGCTAAACATCTTACCTAAGAAGAATTGTTTGTCACTAAGTCGTGGCATGTCAAACCCAAGCTGCTTTGCTTGGATTAAGTTTGCTTCAGTAAGACCAGGTAATTGTCGTGTAGCAAAGTTATTAAATGGTATAACAAAACTCTCACCAGTATTTTTCTTCGCTACATACTCAGTTCCATGACCGATAAACTCAGGACTACCACCACCAGGACTTGTAGACACAGGATAACCTGAGTCAGGACCAGAGATCCAACCACCAGTAGCAAAACCAGGTAATACTTTTTTTAGTGGTGCCTGACGGTAACCACCTGTTGACATCTCTTCATCGGCTTCATCATCAGCACCCATCTGTTTGATCTTATTAGCACCCCAGAGAGTTGTGCCAACTGCAATGGTTGCACCTAATGCTTTACCTTTCCAACCACCAGGAAATCTTCCTCTTGTTTTTAATCCTTTAGAAAATCTAGTTAATGATCTATAGAATGTTGTTAGTACAAACCTAACATCTTTAATCAACTTAACAGGATTAGTTAACCATCTTATTCCTACAAAGATAGCCCCTAAGTTTACAAATGACCTAGCAAATCCAGTTAGTCGTTCCCACCATGTAGCATCATCCCGTAAAAGATCATACAACCCGTCAACTATTCCTCCGATCCGTTTCTGTATAAAATTACTGATCCATTTAAACGCTTTGTAAATTGCTTCAATAGCATTGACTATCTTTTGTTGGTTCCTTTTATCCGACAACCATTCTAACGCAGGTTTTATGATTGCTAGTTTAATAAACCCACTAAGAATTTGTAGTAAACCCTTCAAGAAATTAGGTGCGTTCCTACCTACAAACTCATTAACAAATGATACGAACTTAGGTTTCTCTATCTTAGTATACTTGGGATCAAATGTATCTCTTAGTCTTTTCTTTTCGTCTTGTAATCTTTTTAGTTCTATCTTTTTTATATCAGCAACAACACCACCAATAGAATTAATACATGCTCCAAGATTATTATATGCTTCAATGCTCTTCATCTGATAAGATGCTGATGCTTTATCGGCAGCACCAGCCGCAGCACCCTTCGCAATATTTGGAGAGATTAACTTATAAACATTTATTTTGGTGTCTTTAGATATCGCCATATGTATATTTATTATGCTTGAGCAGGTTGTGGCATTGGAACAGGTACCATCCTAGGTATAGGAACAGGTGTTTGAATCTCTACCAACTTCTCTAGTAACATAGGAACTGGTATGAACTCAAGTGATGACTGCATAGCATACTCTCTTGACATACCACCTTTCTTATTACTCATAGACTTTGCAGTTTGTGACATGATACCAAGCACCTCTGGTTTGACACCTAATTCAGCTGCCATATTTCTTAGACCGTTGATGAGTCCACCAGCTCCACCACCTCCCATCATACCTGTGATAGTTCTAAACAGTCCACCAAATCCCATACTGTCTGCAATGTTACCTATCAATCCCATTGGTGAAAAACCATGAGGACCAAAGGAATCTAAACCAAATAACTGAGACAAACCTGGTACGTTAGCAACACCAGGTATCATACCAATGAGTCCACCTACGGCTGGGAACTTTTTCATGAACCCACCGAACTTATTAAGCATTCCTGATACACCTTCTGGTAGTATTGATCCAAGACCGCCCATCAGTCCACCTAATGCTCCACTAATACCTCCCTGCATGAACCCACCTAATGCTTTACCAAATGGATTATTAGACATGAAGTTACTAAACTTGTCTGCCACACCACCAAAAGTACCAGGGAACATACCACCTAGAGCACCGATACCACCAGTAATTGCACCAAATATATCACCAGATGCAGCAGCACCTATAGCACGAACAGCACCTATAAATGGTGCAGCAGCAGGGAATACTATTGGGACAACAGTTCCTAAAAGTTGACCTATAGGTGAACTAACTACACCTTTTACAACGTTAGTAACACCTTTAACTACACCACTAACAGCCTTTGTGATGCCTCTGAATATCTTACCAAAGAAGAACTGCTTGGTGTTTAGTCGAGGTAACCTTCTTAATAATTTACCACCAGTTTCAAAACCAAATGGATTCCACCAACTCCTTTTCTTCTTTGCTTTATCTGTCTTCTTAGATCCAATACCAAAGGCACCCTCTGGCATTGTGTCTCCATATCTTTCGTTGTCTGACTCTACACCTTTATATTCTTCCTCAGGTACAAAAGGTTTTGTCTTATAGGAAGATCCAAAATCTATACCCTCTAATGGGTTATGTTTCTTACCATGCTTTCTTTCATATGGACTTACATATTCTTTCTTCTTCTTTTTAGGAGTGATACTAAATGATCCTTCTGGGAATGTATCACCATACCTTTCGTTGTCTGTTTCTACACCTTTGTATTCACTTTCTGGAACGAAAGGAGTAAATTTATAGTCAAGGAAAGGATTTATATTTTTCTTTTGTATTGCATTGACCTGTCCAATAGGAGTTGTTACACCATCCTTTTTATAACCAATTATTCTACCGCGTCTATTCTTTATAGGAACTCCTCTACTATCACCCTCAACTTCCGAACCAGTAGTAGTTCCTGATGTACCAACAAGATTACCTTCACCATCAGTGCCATCACCTGCGACACCATCCATTTTCTTACCAGTTTCAACCTTACCTTGTCCTGCATCTCCTGCTTCTGGGAAGAATGATTTGTGTAGTAATGGGAATGTGTTACCAGTAAGGTTTGCCATCCAGAAGACGTTGGGTATTTCTTTACCCATCATCATGCCAAACGGACCAAGCATAGCCTTCATGGCTACCTTAGCACCTGCCCAGATCTTATTTCTAAATGGTGTTAACTTAGGGATCCATTTAGGAGGATCTTTAGGGAAGTCTGGTATCTTAAACTTAGGAATACCTTTATAGAATCTTGTCCATCCATTCTTTATCCAGCTCAACATCTTAGTGAACTGTCTGAACAGACCCATCATGTCATCTTTTAACTTCTGACCTGCTGCTTTCCAGCCACCACCTCTGAATCCAATGTATAATAACTCACCAACATATTCACCACCCATCATACCTATGAGTGATCCTATACCTGGTACTGGTATGAATGTACCTAATGCTCCACCGACAGCTGAACCCAGTGTTTTAAATATTACTTTGTCCCAAGAATCACCATTTAGTATAGAAAATACGGCTGTTAAAAGTGAACCAAAGATAGGTATTCTACCAAAGGTATTTTTAAATGCATTACTAAGAAGTTTTACATTATTTTTTCCAAGAAACTTTAAAGCACCACGACCAAACCCTCTGTTCAATCCTTTGCTTAAGATTTTACCTTTAGGTGCAGTAGTAGGTGAGAGACCTGATGTCTTAGGTGGCGGCTTAAATGCAGATGGATTTTTATTTGCTAATCTTTGTACTCTTTTAAGTGCTTGCTCTCTACTTAATCCGTTCTTAAGTGCGTCACGATATACTCTCTCACCATTCTTACCAAACTTTTTAAAGATAGGATTGTTACCTGTCTTTACTTTCTTACTAAAATCCTTGACTCTACTGTTGACTCTACTATTACTATTAGATGTGTTTTTATTGTTAGTCTTAGATTGTCTGTTTGGATTATAAAAATCCAGATTCAACATACGAAGGATAGAATCCATCAATCCAAATGGATTTAACAACGCTTGTAGTCCTACTATCCCTAGTAGTAATGTTCCTAAACCTTTTAACCTACCCCAAAAACTATTGTTACCATCAACTAATGCAGAGAATCCATCTAGTATTTTGGTTACACTACCCTTTGCAAATCCATATAACTTCTTGACTACAAAACTTAATTTCTTTAAGAAGACTGCTATCTTTTTTATCTCTCCTGCATCTGACATCCATGTTAGGAGACCTTTTATAGCAAGTAGATTTACAAGACCTGCAACAAATTGCATTGCAGATAGTAATAGTCCCTGTACACCACCAAAGAGTGCCTTACCAAAACTTACAAGAGCACTCTCCTTTGGTTTCTTTATCTGTGATTTCTTTATCTTACCAATACCTTTCCCCTTTAAGGCATTCTGTCTTTCAAACTCGTCCTCATTTCTTTGATCCCTTTCACGTTGTAATCTACGACGCTCAGTTACCTCCCTCATCTTATCAACTTTGATAGATGCAAGAGATATCTCATGAAGATCTTTTACTACAACACCAATACTATTGACAGTCTTCCCAAGACGATTGACCGCTAAAAGATTAGTCCTAGGACCGTTAGAAGCAAGAGTCTTCTTACCACTTCCGCTAGGATTAACTAATTTGTAAGGGTCTATTTTTGGGTTAGCCACTTGCTTGTTGAGCTGCTTGTTGATCCTTCATTCGTTTCTCTTCTTCTCTTAAGAAGTCGATTAACATTGTGACATAGATTTCCTTCTCCCAAGGCATAAGGTTTTCAATGTGTTCTATATGCCATTTATGATGATGTATTAATGCAAAGTTAGTATCATAATACTGTCTCAGTGTATTATGGAGAAGGGCTATCCGAAAAAAGATGCTAGACCTTCTAGTGTAACTTCACTTTCAACTTTAGTGTTTGGGTTAGTAACCTTAAGTGTGTGAGTTAACTTAGGCATTGTCTCAAAGAATTGTTGAACATCTTTAAACTGAGCTGAACTCATTGAGTCTAAAAATTCTAACACTTCTTTATGAGGCATGTTCTTACAGTCATGTACTTCTTCTGGTGTGGTGACACTCTTCACACAACTTGCTGCCATCTCAAAGATTTGATCTACATCTTGTCCGTCATTAACGAAGTTTGCTTTAACAAATGTATCAAGACTTGGGTAGTCCATAGTAATTAAGATCTCATCTGATATCTTAATCTCTCTGCTATGACCTTTAGTCTTCTTAACTTTGATAGAATCAAGAGGGATCTTAACTTCTACCTGTGTTTCATTATCATCAGGGCAGGTCACACCTACATCTACACTCTCACCAACAGACTTGGTTCTGATCTGTAAGAATACAAATTCAATATCAAATGTTGGTAGTGCTTCTACATCTTTAATATCAGTGCAAGCTGCAATGATATCTTTGATAGCATTCACAATACTATCTTGGTTGCCAGTTTCAGTAGCAATTAATAGAACTTTCTCTTCTTTGACAAGGAATGGTCTATAGTTTACAACTCTACCGTCAGACGGTAGTTTCATTTTAAATTTTGGGGTTACTAAGGTCGGTAATGCCATAATAATTTCAATTCAGTACAATTATTTAGGGAGGTTCTAGAAGTTATATGTGATCCACTTAGATCTATCCTTTACTGTTCTAACAGATGCCTTTCTAGGATCGTGTTGATGATCACCAGGAATATGTGCTTCATGAGTTCCCCAGTCGGTATACGATGGAACATAGTATCTATATCGTTCAAAATAAAATCCTACAGTCAGTGTATTAACTCTTGACTCCATGTTATTCAACTGAGTTGAACCTAGATTAAATGGGAACACCTGTCTCAGTTCCCACATAGCAACGATACGATTTCGTTGTGGCATTCCAAGCCATCCCTGTCCAGTTCCACATTTCTTTACGTATGATGCCCACCTATCTTTATCAAAAATACTAAGTATATTTCCTCCTCCTCTCTCCCATTTGAATATCCTTACTACAGGTGCACAATAATTATCATAGAAATCTACATATTGATCTGCATCATTCCTTGTGAATGCCATCCATCTTTCAAAAAGTGTTCTTGTCTTATGGTTAGCTGGAACCTTGAATGTCATACTTACTTGACTGAAGTTAGTACCAGTAATATATCTGTGCGGTGAACCCATTGTAACTAATTGTCCAGTCGCCATCTGTTTACTAGGTAAACTTACGCTATCACAATAGTAATCTAATAAGAATGCCTCATCATTATTACTTAAAGACCAACCTGGTTGACTACCAAACATGGAGGGTGTAAGAAAATGCACCGAGTACATGTTAGTGTAACTAGGATTGTTCTGTAGTTTTCTAGAGAACGCAAGGAACTCTTGGAAAGAACTATCTCTAGCATCTTGTTGATTAGGAACTGATCCTCCAAACAAATTATACTTGGAGTTAAATGCTGCAGCATAATCTTGCAGTGTCTGATCAAATGCAGGACCTATTGAGTTGAATAAGTTTGAAGTAACTGATGATATTAATTTACCAAACATTATACTTTAAGCTCCTTTTCTGTGATTAACATGAACTCCCATCCACGATCTTTACAATATTCTTTAGCTGCTTCCCACTTTGCTTGATTGATAGCATAGGTAACAACCTCTGTGATATATGCTTTAGTTTGTTTCTTTTGTTTCTTAGGTTGTTTAGTCTGTCTTAGAGGTTTAACCTCAACCATATACTTCTTGCGTCCTATTTTTACATAGAAATCAGGAAAGTATCTGTGCCGACGACCATCAGCAGGAGAGATGTATGGAATAACTATCTCTTCACTACCCCATTCAGTAACAGAAGATGACCTATCACACCAAACCATGAACTTATACTCCCACGAAGACCTATAAATAATGTTATGATAATCACCTTTGTACTTTCGTGGAAAGGTAGGACGGTATTTTCCTTGATACCTCATAAATAATACATGTATCAAAGACTATTTAGGTAGAAAGTTGGCTGTTTACAGATATCCATATAGATTACCCGCTACAAGATCACAATCTGGTGGTAAGGCAGCTGATATGCCTACTGATGCTACTGATTATCTGATGATAAGACGTGAGAGATATAAGTACGATGACCAATCAGTCCCTGCTTTCTATGACAGGCGTACACCAGGTAATCAACAAACTATAATTGCACACCCTGACAGGTGTTACATTGCTATACCTCCACAAATTACTACACAATATGCACCTGCATATAGGAGAGCAGACGTTGGTGTGTCTGGTGTTGCAGCAATGGGACTACTAGGTGATGGTAAAGACTTTACTGCAATGGCAGGAACATTACAAGATGCTGCAGCTGCTGCACTACCTGAGTTCTCTACTGGTGCTATCCTTTCTATGATCAATGGATTCAACCAGTTCATAGGTTTACAAGGTCAGTTAGATATTAATACTATACAATCACTACAGAGTGGTAAGATATTCAACCCATATAGTGAACAGATATTCCAAGGTATGAGTTTTAGAACTCATAACTTTGCTTTTAAATTCTTAGCACGAAATGCTAGAGAGTCACAAGAAATTAAAAGTATCATAGATTATATTAAGATAGGTTCTGTCCCTAAGATAGCAGCAGGTGATTACAATAAGAAATTTATCAACAAGAACAAGAAGTTCTCAGCGTATGGTAAGGATAAAGAAAGAGATAAAATGACCTTCGATCAGGACTGGTTTAAGACAGATGCTTTCAGTGGTGATTCTGGATACGCATATCAAAATAGATTCTTCGAGGTTCCAGATAGATATCAGTTAAGGTTTGTTCGTTTCGGAACTAACGTTAGTGATCTTGGTAAACTTGAACCTTCACAACGAAGAGATCTAATGTTTAAAATTTATCCTTCTGTTTGTACAGGTATCAATGTAAACTATACACCAGACAATCAATACGTAGCACTTAAAAATCCAACAGAAGAAACTACTGATGTCCCTGCGATAGTTATGACTATAACATTCACAGAGACTAGGTTACTCACACAGCAAGACGTTGCAGCAGGTTACTAATGGCATTCTTTTCTTATCTCCCAAATGTATATGTAGGTGAAGGCATCAAAGATGATGAGGACTTCAAGTATCGCCTTGTCAAAAATATATTCCGAAGAGCAAAGACTAGAGCAGACTTAGATCAGTATGTAACTTTACTCGAAGCATATGAGGTAGGAGAAGATGAGTCTCCTGCTAATGTAGCACTAGCATTTTTTAATGATCCATTCTTAGACTGGATGATCTTAATGGTTAATAATATTACTGATGTATATGAACAGTGGCCAAAGAACATCAATGATCTACAAGAATATACAAGAAGAAAGTATAATAATCCAGATGCTGTTCACCATTACGAGACAGTCAGAGCAGAATTTAATGGAGAGACATTCTTAGAGCAAGGTATACAAGTTAATGACACATGGAGAACTGTATTACCAGACGGTACTACACTAGGAGAAACTCAATCAATCTATCCAGTGACAAACTATGAGTATGAAGACTATCTAAATGAACAGAAACGTATCATAAAATTACCTACACCACCTGTAATAGAACTAATACTAGCAGAGTTTGAAGATGTAATTGCTTATGAACCTCACTCAGAACTAGATCAGAAAGGTAATAAGAAGAGTGTATTAAATATGTCATCTCGTTTCCTTAATACTGCAGGTATTTCTGCTGCTAGTAAGTCTAGAGATGAGGGTATAGGTTATGTTACATCATATGATAACGGACCTGGTAGTGCCACAGTCCAGGTAGGAGCCGCACAGACTACAACAGAAACTACTGCTCCAGTAGTGTCAGTAACACCAGACGCTGGTACAAGTAATACTACAGTAGCAGGAACCGCTACTGCTACAGAGTCATCAACAACTTCAACTACAACTTCTTCTAGTTCAACTTCTAGTTCTTCTAGTTCAAGTAGTTCTAGTTCAAGTAGTAGTAGCAGTAGCAGTAGTAGTTCTGGATCCTCATCTTCTGGATCATCAGGAGGATACGGAGGAGGATACTAAAAAACCCTACACGCGAAAAATTCTGGCGAATTTTTTTTCGGGTATAGGGGAATTAAAAGATGGATTTCATAATGAACTCCTTACTAAGAACTGGATCTCCAAATAATTCTAACTGAATGTTATCAGCATCTACGAAGAG